TCTTATTCTTTTTTCAGCACCCTTTGTTTCTATGCCTTCCAGTTCTGGCTCTTCTTCTTTCTTTTCTTCAGGCTCTGGTTCTGGTTCAGCTTTTACTTCTACTTCTTCCTCTTCTTCTATTTCATATTCTACTTCTTTCTGCTCTTCATTCGGAACTTCTATGTCGCTCCACCCTTCCTTTTCTTCCATTTCTACCTCCGTTGTTTACGAAATCAACGATTTAACGATACTCTATTATACCATACAATTAACGATTTCCCAAATTAAAAGTTGGATCAAGATCTTTTGGATCTTCTACTCTCATAGTAATCTGATCATCAAACAATAAAATCATTCTAACTCCTTTATAAAAAAGTTTAGTTCCTGCATGTTTTCCATAGCATACATGATCACCTACATGACACCATGCTCCAGCAGGAAATTTATCTTTATCCAGATATGCCAGATCACCCAGAGCCAATACCTTACCTACCGTAGTAAGATAAGACATATCATCTTTAGTTGAGTCTGGTAAAAGAATACCACCTTTTGTCTGGCTCTTTACAGATACTGGACGTACCAGAATATTAAATCCCGGTAGTTCTGGTAATACTTCTGGATCTTCTACTTCAGTAGGATCACTAATCCATAAATCGTTTTTAATGGCTTTGCCCATTTGTACTTGTTGCATTTTACTCCTCGTCTTCTGCGTAAGTTCTCTTTTTAATAATTTCAGTGAGATTGCTTCTGCCCCATTCCAGACCTTGTATTGATCCTACAAGTTGTCTGTAGTGAGCATAATCTTCGGCATTCCCACTGGCTAATGTAATTCTGAGTTTCTGAATTTCTTCATTAAACTCCTGAACTACTTCATCCCAAATTTCCATTGGTTAAGTTTTTTTACCTTTTATAGGAGGGGGATATTTCCAATTACTACCATAGTCAGACCATTCATTTAATGTAGCTCTAGATTCTAACGGACCTATTGCATCATTCTTGAATGCATCTCCATAATCTATTGGTTTGTCGGATTTGGTTTTATCATAAGTAATATAACCTTTTCCTTTCGTCATTTGTTTTATCTTTATTGTCATTCTTAGTCTCCTTTTTTCTTGGATTGTTCTATTGCTAGTTTAACTAAGGCTTCAAGACCCTTCATATCCATATCCTTTTCATCTTTTGTGCTTTGTTCCAGAAGATCCTTCATAATTCTTTCTCTGGTTCTCTCATCTTCCGCACTTATTTTAGACTCTTCAATTCCTACCTTGGATAAAACATCTAAAGTCTTTATTTCTTTTTTGCTTTTCCTGTCCAGATCTGCTTTTTCTTTCTTGAAGTTATCCGTAGCTCCAGCCTTCAGCATATCTATGATCTGTTCATTTTCATCAAGTTCAAGCTGCTTATTCTTAATCTCCATTTCAGCAGCCTGTACAACTGTATCTGATTGCAGCTTCTGTTTCTGTAATTCTACTTTAGCCTGTTCCAGAGATACCAGTTGCTGTTCTGGTGACTGTGCCATTCCCATAGCCTTGTTTGCATTCATTACCTGTTGTGCAGCTTGAGCCATTACCATTTCTACTACAGCAGGATTCTGTGCTTCTTCAGGCGGCATCTGCTGCATCATTTCCTGTGCTACTCCATTCATCTGTTCCTGATACTTCATTACTGAATGTTCCTGTATGTTAGCTTCCAGAACAGGACGTAATCTTTGCATGATAGGATTAGCTCCATTCATAGGATCTTGTAGATAAGCCATCTTGGTTTGAATATGAGCATCATGGTTCTGCCCCGGAAAGGCTGCTATAGGTATTCCCTTGGTAGCAGCCATAATATCCGACACAGGGTCCATAGGTTTAGGTTCTATCTTGGGAGGGAGTATTTCTTCAAGGTTTGGCATATTAGCTGCATGAAGTATTGTTCTGTTCAAAGCTTCAAGATTAAACATGCCGGGAGGAGACTGTTGTGCCATCTGAAGAGCCATGTTAGCCATCATCATACGATGAGCATTAGATGGTATGTTAGGATCAGAGACAGGAACTATATCTACTCTTCCATCAAAATCATTTTTAAATATACTACGATCTTCAAAAGGGACATCATAAGGATATTCATTGGGAAGATAATCATAATCTATCTTGGCTAGTATCCTAAATTCATCTCTTTGTGATTTATGAATACGTTTATGGATGGCGGTAAAGAACTTACTGCTGGCTTCAAGTAAAGCCATAGTTGTTCCGACAGGTCCATAGGAGGCAGCATCAGAGATAACCTGCTCTGTGCTATCCGCAAACTTCTGACCAGCATTAGCTACGAACTGAAGCATCTGGAATAGAGTAGAGGAAGGCTCTTTATAGGGGAGAGGAATAATAGCCTTTGACAAATCCATTCCAGTTGCATCGACCTCCTTGAACTCACCGGGGGAAATAGGTTCATTGTCACCAACAATCCTAAGTCCCTTGGCCTTGAAACCTCCTTGGAGATTGGCAAACTGTCCTGCATCTATGAGGGATCTCATTGCAGCGGTTGCACTCATTGTTAAATTTCCAAGGAAGTGTATCAAGCCCAATCCATAAAAACCAAAGCCCGGAACAAATCTGTAATGGACAAAGTGACTTCTCTTTTCCATAGTTGGGTCATTGGCTTCATAGTTTCTACGAATACTAAGTACTTGTCTGGACTGTTGTTCTACTGTTACGATATAGGGAAGAGATTGATCTTTATCTTCTATATCAAGATAACAATGTTGTTCCAGCAATACATATTGGGGATCTTTATCTGCCGAAGGAGATATCCCCAGAATAGTATCCATTCTTTCTGTGAAAGATGTAATATTAGTTTGTTGAGGAGTAGGAAGGTCTACTTCTTTGTAGACACCAGCCAGTACATCTTTCTGTATTTCTACAGGACTTTTATAAATAACATGTGTATACCTGTCTGCATTCCTCAAATCAGTCGCAAAGTAAGACACATAGAACTGATCTATAGGAATAAATTCAGAGACAGGACGTTTAAGTGTTGAACTGTAGTATATCTTTTTAAATGCTGATCCTATCAAGGGAAGATGGAACAGCATTCTTTCAAACTCATCAAAGTATTCAGGCATCTGTTCAGTAAGCTGATAGTTCATAAAGCTCTGAACACGATTAGCTTGCATCTGTTTCTCAACAGTTGTCTTTCCCAGTATGTTAGCCTTTACAGGACCATTGCTGGGAAACAGTTCTCCAGAAGCTTTGGATTGAAACTTGACTGCCGACTCAATCAGGAGTGGGTGTACGGCTGTACATGCTCCTTCAAAAGGTTCTGATCCCGGCTCAAGCTTTAAACCTAGTAGATCAAAGCCTCTTTCAAACATAGATTCCCATTCACCTCTGGAATCCTTATCTGCCTGATAATTCTCTATGACATCTGAAGAGATTTCTCTTAACTCTTCTTCTTCTATCGTATCACATAGATCTTCATACCATTCTGCTATATCTTCCGAAGGTTCCATTATCGCATCTTCACTGGCAAAGTCTACTATAACTCCACCATCTTCATCTACTTGAAATGTAGCATCAAGGGATGTCTCTTCCTCTGGAACCATAGGAACTACATTAGGTATTTCTTCTGGTATTCGATCATATGGATTTTTTTCTGTTGCCATTATATATCCTGTTTAATAAATTATTATGTAAAAATATTATTTGTTGAGTATAAATAATCAATAAACTGCTTATTACGATTCTGTTGTGGAGGTTTGGGTGCCGTTAAAGCTGCCAACATTGCTCCTCCAAAATCTTTCTGTTCTTCTGGTGCTACAGGTAATGAAGCAATTTCTGTAGAAGGAGATTGAAAGGATTCTACTACATTTTCTCCTCCATATACATTAGCAGAAGGTAAGGGTGTGGGACCAAAGTCTGGGAGGAAATCTCTAATACGATCCCTCCAAGTAGGATCTTCACTCAGACTTTTTTCTCTAGCCGCCGCAGCATCTCTATCCAACATATAATCAGGAACTGACTTTAAACTTAAATTTTCTTGTCCCCAATTTAATAAAGACTGTACTCCTTTATCTATAGGATTTCTTATCCAATCTAAATATCCTGCCACATCACCTATTTTCTCACCAGCCTGTTCTAGAAAAGACTTATCTATTTCTCCTTCTTTTCCGTAAGGTATATATGCTTCAGATGGTAAGTTCGATAAATCAACAGTCTCTTTATCTGTGAAGAAATCTGGTAAATATGGGGAAACTGCCTCTTTAAATTGAGACATACCTCTACTAAAAACATTATCATTTTTGGTTGTACCTTCATCAGTAAGTGTATATCCAGAAGATACAATATTTGGTATAGTAGTCATACCAAAACCTAACATCATAGAAAGCCCTTGAAGCATTCCCTTTCCTCTGGCTTCATCAATAGACGATGCCACGTTTCTAGCCTGTGCATTAGAATCGGTATCATATCCAAAAGACCCTACTGGAGCATTAGTCCCATATCTTTGAAAGTATTGCTGATTGATATCACCAACTGTTTCTCCGCGCTTTGCATTATCAAGCATCCCTGTTAATGCTTCAGCAGCAAGTGCTTTCTTTCTGTCCGAAACAACATCAGTATACTTTGCTGTTCCAATTAAAATACCGGGATCATAATCATCTCTGGACAGTCCCTTACCCGGAGTCCATGCTTCCATACCACTTCTCATATTTTTACCAAAAGTATTAAGACCTTCATATTCCATTGTATTGGCAAACTCTATGCCCATTCCTTGTAGATCTCCATTATCTATAGCAGCTTGAATAGTAGACAAATCATCATCATTATAGCCTTCATTTAAATAATATACATCAACTAAATGTTCCTCTCCTTTTACTCCTTTTTTTCCTCTAAATTCTCTATTTCTATCTACCATAGCATTCAATGCTATTCTACCAGCCCTAGAATTAAATATAGCATCATAGAAAGGAACTACTTCTATCCCTGTCTGTTCAGTTAAATTATTTGCAAATGCTACTAGATTATCACCATCTATATTTCTTGGATTACCAGTTACACCTTTACCACTTACAAGCTCCGTTGTGGTAGGATCTCCCCATTTATTTCTTTCTATTTCCTCACTTTCTGCTCGTCTGCCGGGATCTTCACCAACTTCAACACTAGCTAGTCCTCTATTAAACTCCCCTCCAGCATCTGTAAATGATCCTGCAAGTATATCTGCTCCAGTATAATCAAATTGATCTTCGCCAACCTGATCACCTTCTGCTCTATAAACAATATTCTCACCTAGTCCTTCTAGTCCTGTGGCAATCTGTCCTCCTTGTTTAAATACTTTCTTGCCCTTACCTGTTTGTACAGTAAATCCTTTTTTATATTCGGATAGAGTTGGTTTTCTAGCTCCTCTGGCAAATACAAGAGGACCAACCTGTATTACTTCCTCTGCTGCTTGTAGAGCCTGACCTGTAGCTTTGTCATAAAAATAACTAGCTCTATAAGGATTCATCCCTACTTGTATCCACTCTTCTCCTACCTCATCAATATACTTACCATTCTTTTTTCTTTTTAATAATTGTTCAGCAAAAGAAGCTGTATCATCATCTGCTACACTATTCCAATCACCTTCCATTCTTGCAAAAGGATTTTTACTTTTTCCTTGAGCTATTTTTAATGCCTTCTTTGAAATATCTTTAGCTGGAGTACCAAAAATAACATTTGTTAATCTAGCAGTTTTACCATAACCAAGTGACTTTCCTGAAGCACCAGATTCATGTATAGATACTATCCATTTATTATAATCATCATAAGCTGGAATATCTAATCGTGTAGATAATCTAACTCCATCTGGTATTTGTGTAGTTAATCCTACTATTCCTTTTTTAACCTTATTCTTATGTAATGCCCCTTCAATTTCTTTAAATGTTGGAACATCTACCATTTTGTTTATAGGTTTAATAGGTAATTCTGATTTAATTATATCTCTAAATTCTTTTCCTGTTAATGTTCCTTTTTCAAATTCTTCAGCAGCTTCTTTAGCCCACGGCATTTGTTTTTGTCTTTGTGATTCTGATAAAAGATTTGTCTCTTTCCAATATTTACCATAATCATTTTCTTTTAAAGCTTTTTTATATACGTCTTCATTCGATAAAATTTTTTCTAATTCTTCATAATGTTTAGCAGCCTTACCAAAATTCTGATTTCCCATAGCTACACTTGCTTCTCTGGCAAGCCATTGAGGTCTATTATATACATCTAACTTGGAGTGTTCGTCTGCATATTTCTTTAACAGTCTATCA